GATTTACTACATCATGGGGGACAAGGTGGATGAAGAATAGGATGGCGGATATCGTGATGCGCGACCACATCATGCGTGGTGACCTTTACCGTGCAGCGGCGGGCGCGGCCATGCCACGCGGGTCAGAAGTAGCTGGCAACTCCAAGCGGGCCGCAGAACTACGCACCAAGTGGACGGGTGAGCTTGAGAACGTCTACCGGGTGCTCCTCGGCCCGACTATCGAGGTCGTGTGTCTGGGTATCGACAGCATAGACAAGGAGGCCGAAGGCACCTACGCTGATATGTCCGAGCTACCTGCGTGGATGCAGGAACGTGTGGCTGTGCTGTCTATGATGAAGGTGGACCCGCCGCAGACCAAGGTCGAAGGCATCGGCATGCGCGTCGATGAGAGCGTGTATTGGGTGATTAAGGGAGAGAGCAATGGCTAAGTGGAAGGTGACAGATGAGCCTTTGTTTGACGGCGCGATCCGCGTGGTCAACTACGTTATCGGCACGCAGCGGTCGAAGGACATATACGGCAACAAGGGCCCAGAGACGCCCATCATCGACTGGCGGATCGAGCAACTTGGCCCATGGGGCTGGCAGAAGGTGCCTGTCTATAACGAAGAGGCTGACGGGACACTGACGGAGGTGGGGCTTGACTGACCTCGAGAGACATCTCGAAGAGCTTGGGCTTCGGCCCAAGCAACCTGCCCCGCCCGAGAAGGTCGACAGCGTTAGGACGCCGACTAACAACGATTGGTATAAACAAGGGAAGGAGTGCCCGTTTTGACTAAGGACCTATCACCTAACATGACGCCGGAGAAACTCGACGAGATCATGGCAACGCTGCCGGATAGCATGGACGAGCCAGAGATTTGTGCTCTGACCTTGACCATCCACAATGCCTACTTGGAGGGCCCGGGCGAGATCATCCACAACCTGATCGCCGCGGTCTACTCCTATGGCCTGTCTATCGGGCTCAGCTATGAGTCGATCTCGGCTGGGCTGCGGCATACAGCGGACATCTACGATGAAGACCATAAGAATGAGATGCGGCACTGATGGCTGCTACTCCTGAGAAGAAGGTCAAGGACAAGGTGGTCGCCCAGCTTAAAGCGCTGGGTGCCTACTACTTCTACCCGGTGACGGGTGGGTTCGGTGCGTCGGGCGTGCCCGATATCATCGTGTGCTACAAAGGTCGGTTCTTTGGGCTCGAGTGCAAGGCTAACGGCAACAAGCCCACGGCACTGCAACAGCTCAACATCGACAAGATCAACGGCGCGGGCGGCATCGCCCTCGTCATCGACGAACACAACATGAATGAAGTCAAAACAATCTTGGAGAATACACATGGCGTTCTGGAACAACGAGCAACCCGTTAGGTCGCTGCCTACCACTGAGGCTCGCTCGGCTGCCTCCTCGGCGATTATGCTTATCGACGCTGTCAGGCCGATGCCGTCCAAGTCGGTCTGCAACATGGTCTACGCAGCACTGGCTGATAAGAAGGACATCACTGCAGCGGACCTCGAAGAGCTCTCCAACAAGCTCGGACGGCTGGCATGGGAGAAGGCACGGACATGAGCTATCGTATACCAAACTGGATACAGGCTGTGCTCGACGAGGCCACCGAGGCGGGGCTGGAATACACCATCGAGGATGGCACTAAGCACTTCAAAATCAGGGTTGCCGGGAAGCTGGCAGCCATACTCCCCAAGGGCAAGTCGATCAAAGCAGAGAGTGATCGTCGCGTCCTACTCAACATGCGGGCACAGGTGCGCCGCGTTATCAATGAGGTGAGAGCATGACAACCTACATGACGATCCTTTGGATCACGATGCACGGCGGGCCGCTCGAGGGTGCCAGCTATGGCGTCCCCTACATCACCGAGGAAGCCTGCAGGAAGGCGAAGAAGACTGTGGGTGACACGCTGGACTATGACTACAGCATGGAGTGCGCTGTGCTGCCGATTGAACAGGAGATGGAGCCATGACTGACATCCGCGTTTTGAAGGGCGACGGCAAGCGGGCCGAGGACGTGACCGGGGAACTGGCCGACCGCATCAAGGCCCTGATCTATGAGTATGATAAGCGCATCACCCTTGCCGCTGTCATTGGGGTTCTGCATCTCGTGGCAGACGATATCATCAGGGACCACGACTGATGAGCAGAGCACCTAGCGACACTAGCCCCGGTGCCCGTGCACTGCGTGCGGCGGGCTATGTCCGGGTGCCGGGGGGCATGTGGGCCACCCAAGAACAACTTGACCTCATCATGTACATGGTGAAGCAGAACCTACCTGAAATAAACACTATCAAGGAGAGAGCCTATGAATGGCCGCAAGAAGATCACCGTCGATATGATTGAAGCCGCGCTGCGGAAAGGGTGGAACGCTAACCAGACAGCCCGGCACTACGGGATGCACCGTAAGTCCATTGAGGCTGCGGCTGATCGGTTTGGTATTATACTGCCGTTGGTGTCGTACTCGCCAATGTTGGCCGACACGTTTTCGCCCCGAGCACTGGCATCAGCATCGCTGTCTGCGCCTGCTGCACCGCAGAAAAAGCCGAACGCCGTTTGGTCGGCCAGCCCCAAGGCCATCGAGCGTGCGCTTGAGAAGATGCAGCGCGACAAGCGCTTGCAAACTATGTCAAACAGCGATAAGTAACGCTAATGCGTGTATAGAATGGAGACGAAACATGGTTGATATTTCCCCCAGCGAACATCGGGTATGGACCTACCTGCTACAGAACCCGCTGGCTAGAGCCGAGGACATATGCGTCCGCTGCGTGGTGCCTCTCGAACTGGCCCAGAGCTGCATCGACCGCATCGGCACACCGCGTGAAGTGTTCGAGCAGGAGGCAAAGCAGCGTGAGGTCAAACCCACACGGGTGCAGACCCTTGAGACCGCGATCCACCTGACGGGTGGGGATAGAAACAAGTCCTATGGCCCGCCCTACGACAACCTTAGTGACTGTGCGGACCTGTGGAACGCGTATATTAATACCAAGGTGGGCTGCCTCACCGTGCAGCTCGACGCCGAAGACGTTGCGTGGATGATGACATTGGTAAAGATGACCCGGTCCTTCCAACCCGGGTATCACCCGGACAACTACACTGATGCGGCTGCCTACTCCGCCATTGCGGGTGAGTGCCGTGAAATTCAAATCGAAGCTGCCAAAAAGAGTGAGAAATGAGCATGAACTACTTCACACCCGCAGACCTGAAACAACTTGAAGCCACCTACAACTATACCGCCCGTGCAGGGTTGGGCTTTGCCATCACCGCGGACAACGAGATGGTGTTCGTCACAGCCCGTGACGTAGAGCGCCTCAATCTCGATGTGGGCGATGCCCTTCGTGTCTGGGCCACAGATAACTACGCCTCGCCGCACACGGCTCACTACCCCTCGCGCTGGCGCGCTGTGCGCGTCGAAGTCGTTGCTCGGGTGGGCGACAGTGTTAGGTCGATGCCTACCACGGCGCTAGTGTATGCACCTCCGGTATACACGCCACCCCCTGCCCCTGCGGCTGAGCGGCCTGAGCCTCGCGGTTATGCGCCCGGAGAGATAACCGCTCTCGTGTCGGAGTGGGACGAAGATGATGACGCTCCCGCTCCTGAACCTGCACCCGTAGCCCCGCCCGCCCCTGTGCCGCACTCCACCGATTTCGTCGGCTTGCTTGACAAGCTGCTGAGAGAAGAGCGCCCGTGGACGTCCAAGAAGCTGGCCGACACGCTTGCCTCGATGAGCGCGCCGCTGTCGGCTATCCCAAACCTCATGCAGCAGGTCTCCAACCGTGTCTATCGGATGCACCAGAACGGCGAGGTTGCATCTGTCCGCGTCTATGCCCGGGGCGACCAGAAAAGCGCCAGCGCGGTCTACTACGCCAAGAACGTTGATGTGCTCTACGCTCACCTCGACACGCCGCTGGCTGACGAGGAGTAAGACGTGGATATCATCACGCTCGACTTCGAGACGTATTACGACAAGGACTACTCGCTGTCTAAGATCACCACGGAGGAGTACATCCGTGACCCCCGCTTCCAAGTTATTGGGGTGGGGGTGAAGGTCAACGACGGCAAGACCAAGTGGTTCACCGGGCCGCACGGCTACATCAAGCAAGAATTGGCAGAATACGACTGGGCCAACTCCGCGGTGCTGGCACACAATATGATGTTTGACGGTGCGATCATGTCGTGGCGGTTCAACATCCGCCCGAAGGTGCTGTTCGACACACTGTGCATGGCCCGTGCGATCCACGGCGTCGAGAAAAGCGCCAGCCTCAAGGCCCTCGCCGAAAACTACGCGGTGGGGGAGAAGGGCACCGAGGTGCTAGACGCCAAGGGGAAACGCCGCAATGACTTCACGCCAGCGGAGCTGGGGGCCTACTCGCGCTACTGCGTCAATGACGTAGAGCTGACCTACGACATCTTCACCATCATGATGTCCCGTGGGTTCCCGAAGTCCGAGCTCAAGCTGATCGACCTGACCCTGCGTATGTTCACTGAGCCTACGATAGGGTTGGACCGAGAGCGTCTCGAGAAGCACCTCGAGAAGACGCAGCTGATGAAGGAGGACCTGCTCAAGTCTGCTGGCGTCGAGGACAAGGCCGACCTCATGTCGAACCCGAAGTTTGCCACACTGCTTGGTAAGTTTGGTGTCCCGTGCCCCATGAAGATCAGCCCCACCACAGGCAACATGACCTACGCGCTGGCTAAGAGCGATCAGGGTATGAAGGACCTGCTGGAGCACGACGACCCGCATGTGCAGGCGCTGGCTGCCGCACGGCTTGGGGTGAAGTCTACGCTGGAGGAAACCCGGACGCAGCGGTTCATCGACATCGCTGGGCGTGGCCTGCTGCCCGTCCCGGTGCGCTACTACGCGGCTCACACAGGGCGCTGGGGTGGTGACGACAAGATCAACCTGCAGAACCTCCCTAGTCGGGGGCCTAACGCCAAGGCGCTCAAGAAGTGCATCGTTGCACCCGAGGGCTACAGCATCGTCGAGTCCGACTCGTCACAGATCGAAGCGCGCATGCTTGCGTGGCTGGCTGGGCAGGACGACGTGGTGCAGACCTTTGCGTCCAAGGGGGACGTCTACAAGAAGATGGCCTCGGCGATCTACAACGTGGACGAGGCTGACGTGACCAAGGACCAGCGGTTCGTGGGTAAGACCACGGTGCTGGGCGCAGGCTATGGCATGGGCGGCGAGAAGTTCCAGCTGGCTCTCAAGAACTCCGGGGTGGACATCACCAAGGGCGAGGCGGCTAAGATCATCGGCATCTACCGAGAGACTAACGACATGATCTCGAACATGTGGAAGCAGGCTGGCTCCATGCTGCGCTACATGGTGCGCGGTGACGCTATGCCATTCGGCAAGGACGGGGTTCTCGGCGTGGATACCTACGCCCCCGGCATCGTGCTGCCCAACGGACTGCTGATCCGCTACGACGAGCTGGAAGAGGCTGAGAACGAGAAGGGCGGCACCGAGTATTCTTACAGAACCCGCATGGGTCGCACCCGTATCTATGGTGGGAAGGTCGTCGAGAACGTCACACAGGCGCTCGCAAGGCTTATCATCGGCGAGCAAATGCTGCGAATCAGTAAGAAATACAGAGTTGTGTTGACTGTGCACGACAGCATCGTATGCTGTGTCCCTGACCAAGAAGCCGAAGCCTGCAAGTCCTATGTCGAAGAGTGTATGCGCTGGGTTCCCGCATGGGCCGAGGGCCTTCCCGTCGATTGCGAGGCCGGGATCGGCAAGAATTATGGAGAGACGGAGTGAGGGGAAATTTGGGTAGACAACCTGTGTCTTTAGTGGACGGGACCTGTCTACGGTGCCCGGGGTGCGGAGAGCAGTATCTGCACCAGAGCGACGTTGGGGTATACCATAGCCGAATTATGGGCCATGCGTTGGAGCAGCAGGTACTGATATACAAAGATGGCACGGTGCAGGACGGGGTAATCCCAGAGGGCACTGCCATGAACCCTTCGGAGGAACGAGAGGGCGTCCGTATCTCGTTCTGGTGCGAACACGACTGTTCTGTCCCCGATCTTTTAGTGTACCAAGATCAAGGGTGCACCTACATCGAGTGGGACACGGAAAAAAGGCTGACGGGTGTGCAACAGGGGATCGTAGAGGGATGGCCCGTATGAGCAACGCCGGTGCATGGTCCTTTAGTCGGATGAAGGCGTTTGAGACGTGTCCGAAGCAGTATTACCACGTGAACGTCCTCAAGCAGTTTCCGTTCCAAGAGACCGAGGCGACCCGTTACGGTACCGACTTCCACAAGGCATGTGAGGAGTTCATCCGCGACGACAAGCCACTGCCCCCGCAGTTCTCGTTTATGCAGGCCACTATGGAGCGGCTTGCGGCCATGACGGGGGAGAAGCACTGCGAACTCAAGATGGGCCTAACCGCTGATCTTGAGGCGTGTGGCTTCTTCGATAAGAACGTGTGGTTCCGCGGCATCGTGGACCTGCTGATTATCGACGGCGATAAGGCCCGTGTCGTGGACTACAAGACGGGCAAGAGTGCGAAGTATGCCGACGTCGGCCAGCTACAGTTGATGGCACTGTCGGTGTTCAAGCACTTCCCGCAGGTCAAGAAGGTGAAGGGCGCGTTGCTCTTCACCATCGCCAACGACATCGTGAAGCAGGACTACTCTGTGACTGACGAGGGTGTGCTGTGGAAGCCGTGGGTGATGAAGTACGCTGCACTGGAGAAGGCCCATGAGACAAACGTGTGGAACCCTAGACCTTCTGGGCTATGCCGAAAGTACTGTCCTGTGATAGAATGCGCCCATAACGGGGGTTGATTGCCATGCCATACACGAAGTCGCCTAGACCTTATAAGCACGAATACCAGAAACAAAAAGAACGTGGTGAGCACCCGGACCGCATGGAGCGGCAGCGTGCCCGCCGAGCGCTCGACAAGAAAGGCGTGGACCGCACCGGTAAGGATGTGAGCCACAAGAAGGCGTTGGCCAAGGGGGGCAGCAACGCTGACGGCTATAAGTTGGAGAGCCCCTCGAAGAACCGTAGCCGGAACGGTCACAAGCCCGGTGAGAAAAAAGGTTAGGGTAAACCCTAACACCTCGGAGAATGACATGCAGATTATCGACAATAAGGCGTTGCTTCTCAAGCTACGCAATCCAAAACAAGTCACTACGATCATCCCGAAGAGCAAGGCCATCAGCGAACACGAGGTCGTTGTTAACTGGGGCGTGCAGGAGACGCACACTCTACGTGGGCTTAACATCAAGGTGCCGTCACCCATCGAGGGCCGCTACAACTGGACGGGCAAGTTCGCTCCGATGTCGCATCAGCGCACGACGGCGTCCTTCCTGACCATGAACCAGAAGGCGTTCTGCTTCAACGAGGCTGGGACGGGCAAGACGGCCAGCGCTATCTGGGCTGCGGACTTTCTCATGAAGCAGGGCATCATCAAGCGGGCTCTGGTCATCTGCCCGCTCTCGATCATGGACAGCGCGTGGCGTGCGGACCTGTTCACGTTTGCTATGCACCGGACTGTAGACATCGCCCACGGCACCTCGGCCAAGCGCAAGAAGATCATCGCCGCAAAGCCTGACTTCCTCATCATCAACTACGACGGCGTTGAGATCGTCAAAGAGGACCTTGCTGAGGCGGGTTACGACCTCATCATCGTGGACGAGGCCAGCCACTACAAGAACGCCCAGAGCACGCGCTGGAAGGTGCTGAACTCGCTGGTGAAGCCACACACGTGGCTCTGGATGATGACGGGCACCCCTGCGGCTCAGGGGCCCGAGGATGCTTTCGGCTTGGCGAAGCTGGTCAACCCGGCGGGTGTGCCTAAGTTCTTCAACGCTTGGAAGGACATGGTGATGTACAAGGTCTCCCAGTATCGCTGGAAGCCCAAGGAACACTCTGAGCGCACTGTGCACCGGGCCCTGCAGCCTGCCATCCGCTACACCAAGGAAGAATGCCTCGACCTACCGGACATGCTCTACGTTAAGCGGGACGTGGCGCTGACCAAACAGCAGGAGCTCTACTACAACCGCCTCAAGAACCAGATGGTCATGGAAGTGGCCGGGGCGCAGATCACGGCGGTGAACGCAGCGGTGATGATGGGCAAGCTCCTGCAAATCTCGGCGGGTGCAAGCTACACCGAATCCGGCGACACAGTGCAGTTCGATATCGGCAACCGCTACAAAGTCCTCAAGGAGGTCATCGCCGAAAGCACCCACAAGGTGCTGGTGTTCGTGCCCTTCAAGCACGTCATCGCGATGCTGTCGGAGCAACTGACTAAGGACGGTATCACCAACGCTGTCATCAGCGGCGAGGTGAACGCCACGAACCGGACTGAAATCTTCAAACAGTTCCAGAACCAGCCTGACCCTCGGGTGCTGGTCATCCAGCCACAGGCTGCGGCGCACGGCGTGACCCTAACGGCAGCCAATACCGTTGTCTGGTGGGCACCGACATCGTCGCTCGAGACCTATGCTCAGGCTAACGCCCGGGTGCACCGCAAGGGGCAGGCCAACAAGTGCACCGTGGTCCAGCTGCAGGGCTCGGGTGTGGAGCGCCGGGTCTACAAGCTGCTCGACGAGAAGATCGACGTGCATGCTAAGGTCGTCGATCTTTATAAAGAATTGCTTGACTAGTGTAGCGGATATCATTAGATATCAATTTCTGATAGTGAAGGAGAACCACTATGACTGCTGATACTGTGGGCGATACCGCCCTCACCCCTGAGATGTTGACCAAGACCTACATAAAAATCCGCGACAAGCGGGCCGAGCTCAAAGCCGAGTTCGAGCAGAAGGATGAGGTTCTGGAGATGCAGCTCAACACCCTAAAGTCGGCGCTGCTCGACTACTGCAAGACGCAGGGTATCGACAGCGTTCGCACCCCGTCGGGAGTGTTTTACCGGACGATGAAGACGCGCTACTGGACCAACGACTGGGACTCGATGAACAGGTTCATCTTGGAAAACGAGGTTCCGCAGTTCTACGAGAAGCGTCTCAATCAGACCATCGTGAAGCAGTTCCTCGAAGAAAACCCTGACGTGCTCCCGCCCGGCCTGAACTCCGACAGCGAGTACGTCATCACTGTGAGGAAGAAGTAATGACCGAAACTCCAACCCCGTTCGCCACCATCGAGGAAGTCGCAAAGTACTTCGTCGTGTCGGTCGCGACTGTGCGTACATGGCTGCGTAACGGCACCATCCCGAAACACACCTACCTCAAGGTGGGTAACACCTACAGGTTCAATCTGCCCGACGTGGCAGCGGCCCTCGTCAACGCACCGAAAGAACCGGTGCAGTTGGAACTCGACCTCGGCAACGATAACTAAGGAGAACGACATGAGTGAAATGACCCTTTTCGGCGGCGGCAACCCGCTGGCTAACAGCGACCTCTTCAAGTCGCTGCGTGATATGAACAAGACCCTCGCTGGTGGCAGCGGTGGCGGTGGCAAGCGCATCTCGATCAAAGGCAACAAGTTCCGCCTCTTCGTCGATGGTGAGCAGGTCTCTGTGTCCAAGGAAGATCACCTGAACATCGTGGTGGTTAACGTCGCTGCGGTCTCGCGCACCTACTACGAGGGCACCTACGACCCGAATAACACCGCGGCTCCGACCTGCTGGTCGGCTGATACCAAGACCCCCTCGCCGGACGTGCCCGCGGACCAGAAGAAAGCCTCGCGTTGCACCGACTGCCCGATGAACGTCAAGGGCTCGGGACAGGGCGACAGCCGCGCCTGCCGCTACAACCAGCGTTTGGCTATCACGCTCGAGGGCAAGCCTGACGAAGTCTACCAGCTGCAGCTCCCGGCCACGTCGCTGTTCGGTGACGGCAAGAATGGCAAGATGCCGATGCAGGCGTATGCCAAGTTCCTTGACGCGCACGACACGCCGATCATCGCGGTCCTGACCAAGATGTCGCTGGACGAAAACTCGGAGACCCCGAAGCTGTTCTTTAGCCCTGTTCGTCCTCTGACCGAAGAAGAACTGAATGAGGCTGTTGCGGTTAAGGACAGCGAGGATGCCATCAAGGCTATCACGCTGACCGTCTCTCAGACCGATGGCGTCAAGAAGAAGGACTCCGCAGCCGGGACCAAGAGCTACAACCCGGCCAAGGAGAAGATCATCGTCGATGACGAGGATGAGGTCGAAGTGCCCAAGAAGGTCGAAGCCAAGAAGTCCGCACCCGCTGCTGATCCCAAGGCCAGCGTCTCGGCTCTTGTCGCAGAGTGGGACGACGAGTAATCCTTAACAGGCTCGCCGCGACGGGGGATAAAAACAATCTCACCTCGTCGCGGCATCCCAACAGGTAGAGTGGCGGCTATGGATACAACGACGTTCTTGCAGGCTGTGCTGGGCACCGCAGGCTCCTACTGCGTTCTTGCGCTCAATGAGGGCAAACGCATTCAGAAATTCTACGACACCATCGAGCAGCTTGAGCACGCTGCGCTGAACTTCGACGAGAATGGTTTCGATGCCTACTACGCCCTCGGCACGTTCGAGGAAGCAGGCTCTCGCGAAGCCGATAACGTCAAGCAGATGCGGGCGTTCTTCATGGACCTCGACTGTGGTGTTAACCTCAAGACGGGCAAGCCCAAGGAGTTCCCTGACCAGCACACCGCCATCTTGGCGCTCAAGGAGTTTGTCAAGGACACTGGGCTGCCTAAGCCGTTCTTGGTCAACTCCGGCTACGGTGTGCACGTTTACTGGCCGCTGACCGCGCCCGTAGACTTCATGTCGTGGCTCCGCGTGGCCGAGAAGCTCAAGGCGCTGGCCAAGGCTAAGGGGTTCAAAGCCGACGAGGCCGTGACCGCCGATGCTGCCCGCGTGCTGCGAGTGCCGGGGACGCATAACCACAAGGGCGACGATCCCAAGCCTGTCAGCTTTTTCGGCATTGCTGAGCCTACCCCAGTGCAGTTCTTTGACTTCGCTGCACGGCTCGAGACCGTGGCTGGTAGTCTGCCGACTAGCCTGCCCGCGCGGCGCTACTCCCCTGCGGTGACAAACAGCGCGATGATGGATGCCCTGATCGGCAAGCGGGAAGCCTCGTTCAAAGCCATCATGCAGAAGACCATGGCCGGTAAGGGCTGCGCCCAGCTGGCCTACTGCATCGAGAACCGCGCCGATCTGGCTGAGCCTATGTGGCGCGCGGCGCTCTCTATCGCCAAGCACTGCACCGACATGGCCAAGGCCGTTAAGGCTGTGTCCATGGGCCACGCCGAATACGACGAAGACGAGGCGATGTGGAAGGCCGACCGCATCAAGGGGCCGTATCTCTGCACGCGCTTCGAGGAGTACAACCCGGGTGGGTGCCAAGGCTGCCCCAACTGGAACAAGATCAAGTCGCCCATCGTTCTCGGCCAGCAGTTCACTGAGGCTACGCCCGAGGACAACACCATCGTCGTAGCCGACCCAGACACGCCCGAAGCACCGCCGAGGGTCTACGAAATCCCGAGCTACCCGAACCCCTACTTCCGCGGCAAGGAC